GCCTGTTGAGATCATCTGCCGGGCCGGGGGGGAACGCCCCCCCCCGTGGCTGGTCCAGGCCATCACCTCCCCGGAGTACATCAAGCACGCATACAACGCCCCCTTTGAGTGGGGCTGCCTGTCCAAGTTTTTGGGCACCCTGCCGCCGGACCAATGGCGCTGCACCATGTTCCACGGCCTCTATTGCGGTTACACAGCAGGCCTGGATGCCACTGGCAAGGCCCTGGGGCTTGCTGAGGACAAGCGCAAGCTCAACACCGGCAAGGCGCTCATCCGTTATTTCTGCGTCCCTTGCGCCCCTACAAAGGCCAATGGAGGCCGCACCCGCAACCTGCCCCAGCATGACACCGACAAGTGGGAGCTGTTCAAAGAATACTGCCGCCAGGATGTTGTGACTGAGATGGAGATTGAGCGGCGGCTCTCTGCTTTCCCCGTGCCGGACTTCGTGCAAAAGCAATGGGAAACGGACCTCATCATCAATGCCCGTGGCGTGGCCGTGGACATGGACCTGGTGAGCGGTGCCCTCTATCTGGGCAATGTGACCCGCCAAAACCTCACCCAAGAGGCCATGAACATCTCCAAGCTGGACAACCCCAACAGCGTGGCACAGCTCACGCAATGGCTCCAGGAGGCCATGGGAGAGGAGCTTGCGGACCTCCGCAAGGACACCGTGGCCCGCCTGCTGGGCAAGGAGGACAACAGCCCCCAGGTCCAGCGGATGCTTGAGATACGCCAAGAGCTGGGCAAGACCAGCACCAAAAAGTATGACGCTATTGAGGCTGCTGTGTGCCCGGATGGCCGTGTCCGTGGGCTGCTCCAATTCTATGGAGCGAACAGGACGGGACGCTGGGCAGGCCGCCTGGTGCAAGTCCAGAACTTGCCCCGCACTTATACAGAGCCGCTGCCGCTGGCCCGTGAGCTGGTGGAGCACCGCAAGCTGGATGCCCTCCGGCTGATCTATGGCTCCGTGCCTGACACTCTCAGCCAGCTCATCCGCACCGCTTTTGTGGCCCCGGAGGGTCATGTCCTCATTGATGCTGACTTTTCGGCCATTGAGGCCCGTGTCATCTCCTGGCTGGCCGGTGAGCAATGGCGGCTGGAGGTGTTCCGCACCCACGGCAAAATCTATGAGGCCTCTGCCTCTCAGATGTTCGGCGTGCCCATTGAGCTCATCAAAAAGGGCAATCCAGAGTATGCACTCCGGCAAAAGGGCAAGGTGGCAGAGCTGGCCCTGGGCTACCAAGGCAGCACCGGCGCACTCATCAACATGGGAGCTTTGGACATGGGCATCCCGGAAGAGGACCTGCCGGACATCGTGAGCCGCTGGCGTGAGGCCAACAAGCGCATCCGTGACCTGTGGTATTCCATGGACAACGCTGCTGTGCAAGTCATCACCCAGGGTGGCAGTGTGGGGGTCAATGGCCTCCTGCTGGCCCGTGAGTATGACTACAACCAGGGCACCGACTGTTTCACCATCCTGCTCCCCTCTGGCCGCAAGCTCTACTATGTAAGCCCCGGCATTGGTGAAAACCAATGGGGCAACCCATCCATCTCCTACATGGGCATGGACCAGAAAACCAAGCGCTGGAAACGCATCGAAACCTACGGCGGCAAGCTGGTGGAAAACTGCGTCCAGGCCATTGCCCGTGACTGTCTGGCGGACACCATTGAGCGCCTGGAGGCATCCGGCCTGCCGGTGGTGTTCCACATCCATGATGAGGTGGTCATTGACATCGCCCCCTGGGCTGATGATGACACCATGCTGGACACGGTGGTCAACATCATGCGCCAGCCTGTCCCGTGGGCCACTGATCTGCCGCTCAACGCTGATGGCTGGGTGGGCACATTCTTTAGAAAGGACTGATGGGCTATGCAATACATGGGCGGTAAAAGCCGGATTGCCCGGTCCATCGCTGACATCATCAATGAGATACCAAGGCGGAAAATCCCGGATTGCCCAGCCAATAGCCAAGATAATCACCACGGTGGCGGGGGGGGAGAGATGCTTTGTTAGCCTCTTTTGCGGCAGTTGCGCTGTTGAAAGTAAGGTGCAGGGCTTTACCCGCAAAATCCTCAATGACCGCCACCAATACCTCATCGCTTTACTCCAGGGTGTTCAAAACGGCTATGAGCTGCCGGAAAGCATCACCGCAGAACAGTATCTACACATACGGGAGCATAAAGATGAGGACCCTGTCCTGGCCGGTTTTGTAGGCTTTGGGTGCAGTTTTGGCGGCAAGTGGTTTGGCGGCTATGCCAGAAATGCCACCGGGACCAACTATGCTCTGCAAAGCAAGCGCTCCCTCCTCAAGGACATGGCAACCCTGCAAGATGCCAGTTTCGTATGCAATGACTACCGGCGTGTGTGCATACCTCCAGGCGCTGTGATCTATGCGGACCCACCCTACAACAACACAACCGGGTATAGCGGTGACCGTTTTGACAGCGCTGAGTTTTGGGTGGCCATGCGCCTCCTGGCAGACACCGGTCACACTGTCTTTGTAAGTGAGCAGGAGGCCCCGCCGGACATCACCTGCATCTGGGAACGCCAGTTCACCCGCACTTTAGACCGAAACAAGGGCAATCAATTCACTGTTACTGAAAAACTTTTCTATTTACCACCAACGATTTAGCCCCCCCCCGCTGTTTGCGGAGGCGGGGCGAGGGAGGCACACATGAAATACATTGCATCGTGCTCCTTTGGCAAGGACAGCCTGGCCATGGTGCTCATGCTCATAGAGCGTGGTCTGCCGCTGGATGAGGTGGTCTTTTATGACACCGGGATGGAGTTTCAAGCCATCTATGACCTGCGGGATGATATGCTCCCGATATTCCAGCGGCACGGCATCAAATACACAACACTATACCCGGACAACCCTTTTCTCTATGACATGCTGGAGCGTCCCGTCAAGGGGCGTGAGCGGCGTGGGTATGGCTGGTGTGGCGGCCTGTGCCGCTGGGGCACCACCTGCAAGCTGCGGACCATTGACCAGTATGCAGAGCGCCAGGGCGCAAAGGTCTATGTGGGCATCGCCGCAGATGAAACGCCCAGGCTCCAAAAAGAGCGCAAGCCCTACAAGCTCTTTCCGCTTGCGGAGTTTGGCATGACTGAGGCGGACTGCCTGCAATATTGCTACTCCGCCGGATATTTCTGGCTGGAGGGCTCCATCCGGCTCTATGACATTCTGGACCGTGTTTCCTGCTGGTGCTGTTGCAACAAAAACCTCAAGGAGCTCAGAAACATCCGCCAGTATCTCCCGGAGTATTGGGAAAAGCTGAAACACCTACAAGCCCAGTTAGAGCGCCCCATGAAAGGCTTTTACAAAGGCCAGCCCCGTGGCGTGTTTGAACTGGATGAACGCTTTGCAAGAGAGGACCGTGACACATGAAAATCATTAACCCCTATACTGAAATCCTCACCCCGCTGGATGGCCAGGCTATCCTCCAGCACATTGAGCTGTGCGGGCGGGTCTGCTACAAGTCTGAGGACAAAATCACCGACACCAGCGCCGCCAAGTTTGTGGCGGGCATCATCAAGCGGGGCCATGAGGCCGTCCTGGAGCACTTTGACATCACCGTCAAGTTTGTGTGTGACCGGGGCGTGTCCCATGAAATTGTCCGGCACCGCATGGCCTCCTACTGCCAGGAGAGCACCCGCTACTGCAACTATTCCAAGGATGCCTTTGGCAGTGAAATCACCGTCATCCGCCCCTCTTTCCTGACGGAGGGCACACCGGGCTGGCAGTATTGGAAAGTGGCTTGCAGAATGGCTGAAAAGTCATATTTTGAGCTGCTGGACTGGGGCTGCACCCCGCAAGAGGCCCGTGCCGTCCTGCCCACCTGCCTCAAGACTGAGGTGGTGATGACGGCCAACCTGCGGGAATGGCGGCATTTCTTCAAGCTGCGGACCGCTCCGGCGGCGCACCCGCAGATGCGTGAGGTGGCCATCCCGCTGCTCCACCAGATGCGCTCCCAGGTTCCGGTCATCTTTGATGACATTGAGGAGGCCGCCCATGAAACGCTCTGAGATTTTGGAGGCCGCCCGCCGCTGTGTCTGCGGTGAGCGTGAGCAGGACTATGGCACGCCGGAGAATAACTTTGAAACCATCGGCCTGCTCTGGGGTGTCTACCTCAGAGCGGCGCACCCGGAGTATGCCAAGGTCATGCCCATCAACGGCATCACGGCCAAGGATGCCGGCACTATGCTGGCCCTGCTCAAGGTGGCCCGCATCGCCACCGGCTCCAGCCCTGACAGCTTTATTGATCTGGCGGGCTATGCGGCCTGCGCCGGTGAAATCGTGACAGAAAGGAGCTGTTCCTATGAAAAAGCGGAAACCCAGACCCAGGAGTGAAAAGCCCCGGATGTGTGACCCCGGCATGTGCGACTGCTGCCAGTACATTGGTGAGGGTGACTTCATCTGTGACAAAGGCCCCGGCCAGCCGGTCCTTGTGGTTGAGGACTGGCAACCAAACGAGAACGCCGGGCGCTGCCGGAGGGGCACAAAGCGATGAACAGAAAAGAGCGGCGAAACCTGCAACGCCAAGGTGTGCAGGTGCCCAAAGACCCCACACTCAACATCAAGCTCTCCGCTCTGGGCAAGTCCATAATGACCCCGGAGATGCAGATGGCCATGATGCACGAAATCAACCAGCAGTGCCTTGAGAAAGATGATTTGCTGGCTCTGGATGTGGACTGCATGGTGCTCTGGACACTGCACCGGCACCTGGGCTTTGGGGTCAAGCGGCTCCATGACTTCTATCTGGCGATGGCCGCAGAACACCGCCGGATGCGTGAATTTTATGAAATGGATGACCTGTACCCGGAACGGCTCAAGCTCAAGGAACTGGGTGCAGATGTCGAACAATGGCAAAAGGAGGTGCTGGCCAATGAGCCCAAAACCCTGGGAAAACGCTGAGGGCTACGCAGACCCAACGGCATACAACGCCATCAAGAAAGTGTCCGCAGAGGGGCATGAGGCGCTGGATGCCAAGGTCAACACTCTCATCAAGGTCCTCAAGTTTATCATTGCGGAAAGCGGCTTTGAGCTGGTGGCCCGCATTGAGCTCCGGGACCACAAGACAGGGAGGTTTTTTAGATGACCAAATGCGAAACGGCAATCCGCCAGCTTGCGGTGAATGTCTATGGCAAGACCAGCCAGTGCACGGTCTGCATGGAGGAGATGGCAGAGCTCACCAAGGAGCTCTCCAAAAACCTCCGTGGCCAGGACAACGCCGCCCACATCGCTGAGGAGATCGCTGATGTTGAGATCATGCTGGAACAGCTCAAGCTCATGTTTAGCATCCGTGATGAGGTGACCCAGCAGCGCACCGTCAAGCTCCAGCGGCTTGACAACCGCATTTCTCAATCCCTGATACATCCGAAACCGTGAGGTGTGACCCATGCAATTTGACCGCAAAATAACCATCTCCGCCGGTAGCAGCCGGAGGGCCATGGTCTGGCAGGCGCAAACCCTGCTCATTTCTGAGCTGTGGGCAAAGCTCCAGACCCCCCCCCCCGTCGTGTGCGGGGGAGAGACCCTCTTCCTTGAGAATTTTGTGGAGGGAGAGACGAAGCTATAACCCGC